GGGTATGTGACCGAGGAGGACAAACGACTGTTTCAACGAATCGTGGGAATCACCGTGGAAGAATTCAACCAAAGACTCATTGGTAAGCTGGACAACCTGGCTGACCGCATCGTGGACCGGATGCTGGATACCGTGGAGGACACTCCACTGAACAGCCTCGGGTTTAACTTGGCCGTGGCGATTGACAAGCGGCAACGGCTGGCCGGGCTGAACGCCACGCAGGGCGCCAACGTCAACATCCAGGTCAACAACTACGGGCAGTTGAGCAAGGAAGAGATCGTGGCGCGGTTGAGCGGGAAGATGCCCGTCCCGACCGTGCAGGCGGCCCCCGTAGAGTTGCCTAACCCCAACGACATCGACGTTGAGGTGAAGAAGCCGACGAAGCAGACGGTGGTCAGTCAGCCGGCCTAATAGGCTCGGCTAGGGCACGGAACATCTCGTCACGTTGCTTGATAACGGCGGCTAGGCGTCGCTCTAGGTCACGAGCAAACTCCGCCTTTACCTTGGGATGCTGACCCGTTTGGAGGATTTCACGGACAGCGGCGTCAGTCAGCGGCGTGTCAGTCATGGCTGCGTCTCCTGCTTCTGTGGGTCGTTTTCGGGCCAATAGCCGACAACCATTCGTCCGTGCTCTGCCACGATGCGGAACTTGCCATCCTTGGCTAGGCGACGCAGCGCGATGGAATTGGCGGTAAGTGCGCCTGAGTCGGTGACAAGCGTATTGGCTACCTGACCGTTGTAGTCGCGGCCTGCTAGGCTGGTGTGGCAATGTTGCCGCGCCAAGTCCTCCATAATCTGACGTAGCGCCACGTTCTCATCGACTAGCGCGTTGTACTGGTCGAGCAGGCCGAAGAACGCATCGGCTTGCCGGCCAGCGTGCCATTTCTCCTCCGGTGTGAGTACGCGCATTGCGGCGTTCATCGTTTCTGCCTGTTCTTGTAGTAGTTCACGGTGCTGCAACTGATGCCGAGCTCGGAAGCGATCTCCCGCTCTTTCCTTCCTAGCTGGAAGTAAAGGTGCCGCACCAAAGCACCCCTGCGCTCCGCATCAAACGTGTTGGTGCGTCGTCCGCGTGTCATCCGAACCTCATCACCCGGTTCCGCTGCGTCCAGAACGGGCCGAATGACATCCTCACGCATACTTCGTCGCCTTGGTACTTGATGATGGTCACCGGCTCCAGATCACCGCACGGGAATTTGATGTAGGTCATTTCTTCTTCGCGGCCTGCGCCTCCAGCATCTGCTGCTTGATGATCGCCAGCTCCTCTTTGCGCCACGGCTCGGACAGCATCTCCAACAGCTTGGCGCTCTCAATCGGCACCACCACGGATGCCTGGTGCCCAAGCACCATCAGCGTGTCCATCCAGATGTCGTAGCCCGCCGCCCGCGCCAGATCACAGAACCCGTAATCCTCCGAGATGAACACGTTGGGTTCGTCGTAGCGGATTGTCAGCTCGCGCTCAATGCGTGCGCGGAGCACGGAGTCGTTCTTCACCTCGGCCAACGCCGCCCACACCTGCTTCAGTCGATGATCGCTGGTGTTCCTGCCTTTCAGCTCCATCGGGAATAACTCCGGCACGCTCTTCGGAGCGCGGTTGGGATCGGTCAGGATGGCAACCCGGTCTGGGTTCTGCGCCGCAATCCGCTGCAACACTGGCACCTTGATCTTGCAGAAGCCGATGCTGGCCCGCTCCACCCGTTGCAGTCCCGCCTCATCCGGTTCCTCGCCCTTGATCGCTTGAACGTGCCAGTGCGTGTCCAGCGACCGCGACGAGTAGACTGCCGTGACAATGTCCCGGTCGTGCCCGATCAGCCGCATAATCGCGCTGGCCGTCATGTCCTCGCCATTCCGCTGGGCCAGCACGTCCTTGTCCCAGAAGATCAGCTCATCGAACTTCTGCTCGACAGCATACGCAGCGATCTCGTTGCGGGCGATCTGCACCGCAGGCCCGTCCAACAAGATCCAGTCCAGCTTTACGTCGGGTATCTCCGCCGTCGCCAGTTGCAGACTGGTGCGGAAGTACGACTTGGGGATGTCTCCCTTGAGCGGCGTGCCGATGAGGATGCGTTTTTGGGCCATGTGGAGGTAAGAAAACCACAGTCGCATCGGTTGGAACACCAAATCCACCGAAGTTAGCTCATATTAGCGTAACTAATACCGTGTTACGCCGCATCCATCGGACTTTACCGCAGCTAATGGCCGATGTATTGGAGCTTATGGTCACAAAACGAGCGGTGGACGAGTGGTTGATTGAGCCGGACGTGGAGGGAGCGCGGGAATATGCCCGCATCAGCATCTACGCCGAGCCGGAAGGGCTGAACATCGACGGCCAAGGGCTGATTCCATGGGCGCAGGTCGAATCCAGCCGCCTCACCTACACCGTCCACATGAAAAAGCGCCATGCAGCTCGCTGACCGCTACTACGCAGACGATTTTCGTCCCGATTTTGGAATTCCGTGGATTCCAAACCCACCGGACGCCGAGTTGTTGAGCTGGCCGCACGACAAACTTGCTTCGTATTTGGCTTTTCGAGAGCAAAGAAACCAAGAAGCCCTGCAAAACCCCGTGGGAGCGGGCTGGATCCTACCGTCATGGCAGACGGTGATGAACAACTGGGGCAAGTACACGAACCACATCATACTAGGTGGAAATCGGAGCTCCAAATCAATGATAGCCAGCAGGTTATGCGTGTGGGCTGCTGGTACGATCCCCGGTGCCGAGGTCCGCGCCTACCACGTCAACGAGGATCGGAGCATCGAAGACCAGCAGAGGATGGTCTGGGACGCTCTCCCGCAAGGCATCCGCAATCTCCCGACCAAGAAAGGACTCAACCACAGTGTCCAGTACTCCCAGAAGAACGGCTTTACTGATAACATCTGTATCCTGCCTCCTGTTGCTGGTTTCCGCCGTGGTGGCAGCATCAAGTTTAGCAATTACCGCAGTTACCAAGCTGACGCGCAGGTAGCCGAGGGTTACCGCGCCCACTTGATCTGGTGCGACGAGGAATGTCCGCAGAAGATGTTTGAGACGCTACAGTACCGGACCACGGACTTCCATGGACGCATCATCCTCACGTTTACTACTCTCACAGGCTGGACACCTCTGGTACAGGACATCCTCGGGAAAACTCGTACCATTGAAAAGCGATTTGCCCCGCTGGTGGGTCGAGAGCTACCAGTCGTCCAAGAGTCCCTTTCCCGACCGGGAACTGTTATCTACTATTTCTGGACTGAAGACAACACGTTTATCGACACCTCCGACTTCCGAAACAAGTTGCTCGGTCGCTCCAAGGACGAAGTGTTGGCCCGTGCATATGGCGTTCCCACCAAAAGCATCACTAGCGTCTTTCCTGGCTTCAATAAGGACGTTAATGTCATTCCTCACGAAAAGATGCCGTGGACGAACAACGTGGACTACAACGTCACACGTTACATGGCACTGGACCCGGCAGGATCCAAAAACTGGTTCATGCTCTGGGTCGCCATCGACGCCGCCGGCACCTGGTGGGTCTACCGAGAGTGGCCCGATTACGACGACTGGGCCTTGCCCGGAGCCGGACCGGAAGGCAAAGCCGGCCCCGCGCAAAAAGGCAGCAAGAAAGGCATCAACGACTACGTTGAACTCATCAAGCACTGCGAGCAGGGCGAAACCATTTTCGAGAGGTTTATTGACCCGCGTCTCGGTGTAGCGGAAAAGCAGTCAGCCGAAGGCGCCACAACAATCATAAGCGAGTTGGACTCGGCGGGCATGGTGTTCCACCCCGCCCCCGGCGTTGAGATTGAAAACGGTCTCCAGCTCATCAATGGCCTCTTGTCCTACGACGAGAAGAAGCCGTTGTCCGCGCTCAACGCCCCGAAGCTCTACATCAGCGACCGCTGCCAAAACCTGATTTACTCATTGCAAGAGTACACGGCCAAAGGCGGCAAGGACGAGGCGACTAAAGACCCCATCGACTGCCTGCGCTACCTCTGCGTCTCCAACTGTAGCTTTGTGGACCCGCACGCCGCCGAGCAGGTGGATGACCGCACCTGGAGCTATTGAGTGCTTGCCACCTTTGTTATTGCGCTCATTAGGTGCGCTTATCAAAGCCCATGAGTTCCATTGACGGCAACGCCACCTCGGTTCCCCCTGATCCCGGTCTGCAACTAGCTCCGCCCGAGAACAAGGGGCCGGACTTCAATCTGCTCAAGAAGGCGTTTGAGGACTGTGTGCGCGACAATCAGCCGTTCATCGACCAATGCCGGCTGAACTACGAGACCCGTTACGCCATTTGGAACGGGCAGTCCGCTGACGGCAAGAAACACTCCCGCGAGGGCAGCAAGGTCAGCCCCACCCCGTGGGACGGCGCCAGTGACCTCCGTGTCTTCCTTGTCGATAACATCATCAACAAGAAGGTCGCCATGGAGTGCATGGCGTTCAAGCGGGCCAACCTGACGGCGGTTCCCGTGGGCGCCGAGGATGGGGCGCGTAGCCAGTTGGTCAGCAATTTCATGCGTTGGCTGATCCAGACGCAGATTCCCGAGGTGGAGCGCGAAGTCGAGATGTGCTCCAACTACATGAACGAAAAGGGCGTCGCGGTCATGGGGCAGTTCTGGGAAAAACGTCGGGAGAAAGTGCTGGTCAACGTCCGCGTGCAGGACTTGCAGCAGCAGTTCCCGAATATCGACATCGTGGCGCTGGTCGAGGACAAGTCCGCCGCCGATGACCTGAAGGCCATCTTCCAAGAGCAGTACGGATGCTCCAAGGACAAGGCGGCCCGTATGCTGCGCGAGCTGCGTGACACGGGTGAGACCACGGTTCCGATGGACGGACCCGAGCGTTCGTATCCCGTCATCCGTGCATTCAACTTGGACGAGCACGTCTTCATCCCGTCGTTCTCGACGGACCTTGAGCGTGCGCCCGGAATCTACCGCGTGGAGTACTTTACCGCCGAGCAACTGCGGGCGATGGTGTACACGGACGGCTGGGACGAGAAGTGGGTCGAAGCCGCGATCCAGAAGGTGCGCGGTAAGCTCATCACCATCAGCCCGAGCGAATACCTCCAGCCGATTTCCCGTTCGTTCGTCTACACACAGCAACGATTCACGGACCGCATCGGTGTCGTCTACGCCTACCAGCGGTTGTCCGACGAGGATGGCACGCCTGGCATCTACTGCACGGTGTTCAACCCGATGCTGCCGCCCGACCAGAACCACGATGGTTGCGCGAAGAACGGACTTCTGGGTTACGCTCACGGCGAGTATCCGTTTGTCCTGTACCGCCGCGAGTACTTGAGCCGCAAGTTGCATGACTCCCGTGGCCTGCCCGAGCCGGGCAAGCCGTGGCAGGATCAGATCAAGGCACACAAGGACAGCCGTATTGACGCCGCCTCTCTCGGCATCCTCCCGCCCATCTGCTACCCGCAAGGCCGCCCGCCGGGCCGCTGGGGTCCGGGCGCGATGATTTCGGAACGTCGTCCGAACGAGTACCACTACGCCGACCGTCCGATACCGGACATGAACACGGACAAGTCCGAGGCGCTTTTGGAGACTTCGTTCAAAGAGTACAACGGCTTTGCTAGCCGCGAGGGCGATCCCGCCATCGACCCGATCTACAACCAGTTTGAAGTCGATAAGTTCCTTGGCTGCCTCGCCAAGAGTTTCCGCCAAGTGTGGAAGCTCTACAAGCAGTACGGCATGGACCAGGTCACGTTCCGCGTGATGGGCGTCAAGGATCCCAACTTCCAGCTCTTCAACAAGGGCGACGTAAACGAGGAGTTCGATTTCTACCTCGCGTGGGATGTGCAGTCGCCGGACTTCAAGCGGATGAGCGAGAAGTGGACGGCCATCATCCAAGCCGCGCAGTCCCTCGACCGCGAAGGCGTCATCGACTGGTCTGCGCTCTGCACCGCGTTCGTGTCCACCATCGACCCGAACATCGCCGAGCGCATCATCCGTCCCGCGCAGCAAGGTCAGCAGCAGATCGTGCAGGACGAACAGCAGGATCTGGCGCAGATCTTCGCCGGCATCCCGAAGAACATCAAGCCCGGCACCCCGCCGCAGATCGGCTTGCAAGTCATCCAGCAGTACCTCCAGCAGCCTGACGTGCAACAGCGGTATCAGCAGGATCAGCCGTTCCGCGAGCGTTTGGATGCCCGTGCCAAGCAATACGAATTCCAGATCATGCAGGCCAGAAATTCGGTCATCGGTCGCCTTGGGGCGCAGATGCCCGGCCCGATGCCTGCCACCACTTCACGATGAAGAAACGCCGCGATCCGCACCTGACGTCAGCCGAGAAGTTTGGCCGGCTGCGTCAGGCCATGTTCCGTCTCGTTGGGAATGATGGCTTCCAAGACTTCATTGAGGAGCTGCGTGAAATGCAGCACTCGACGATGATCGATCTCTGCTCCGACGCCGTGGTGAAGGATGAACGGATGACACTCGCGGCTACTGGTGAACTGCGGGCGTACTCGCAGATCATCGGACTCTACGACGACTTCGTGCAGCAGCAGATGCAGCAGGCGGAGATCGACGCAGAGCAGCGGGCTGGATAAGTATTATTACTGCGGTCAGTAGTGCCGCTAATAATTCCTGTTGACAGACGGGTGTGTGAATCGCACCCGTAGCGACACTTGGCACCCGCCATGTCCACAGCCCTTGGGGGCTCTAATCCCATGTCTAACGAAACAGCAGAATCCGCTCCTTCACAGCCCGCCGAGGCGGCCCAAACCCCCGAGGCAAAAGGTGATGCACCGAAGAAAGGTAACTTGAGTGTCGCGCAAGCCGCGCAACGTCTCCTCAACATGGAGGCGGAAAACGCGAAGGCCCAACGACAGGTTGAACAAGCTACCCCCGCGCCGGACCAAGCGCAGTCCGATTCAACCAACCCAGATGAGGCTACCGCCGAATCTGCCGAGCCCAGCCAGCAGGCGGAAACGCCCGAAGGCGAGGCCGACGTTCCTTCCCAAGACATTACACCCGAGCTTCAGAAGAAGATCGACAAGCGTATCGGCAAGGAGGTTGCCAAGCGCAAAGCTCTGGAAGCCCAGTTGGCGGAGATGCAGGCGCAGTTGGCCCAAAAGGCCGACCAGCCCGAGCAAGCCGCCCAACCTGCACCTGCCCAGCCATTGCCCAGCAATGTGCCGTTGGCGCAGATTGAGGACTTCCAGTCCCTCCAGACCTTGAGAGATCAGGCGAAAGAGGCGAAACGCTTTGCCCAGGAGCAACTAGACCGGGATGACTTTGAACCTGTCCGCGTGGGTGACACCGTGCTGGGCAGGGGAGAGCTTAAGGCGATCCTCCGCAACGCGGAGAAGACCCTTGATGACGACATCCCAGCCCGAGCGCAGTTCCTGACGCAGAAGCAGGAGGCGCAGAAGGTTGCCCATCAGTTATTCCCGTATCTGAAGGACAAGCAGGCGCCCGAATACGTCCTTGCCCAGCAGGCGTTGTCACAGATGCCGTGGATGAGGAACCTGCCGAACGCGGACTGGATCATTGGTGTGCAAATCGAGGGCCTGAAAGCCCTTGAGGCCAAGCAGAAGGCGAAGCCAGAAGCCAAGCCGAAGCAGGCCATGAGCACCAAGCCACCGTCCAGTCAGGCGGTCGTATCTTCAGCCGGCGGCGATGTCCGCACCCCGAGTGCGGCCAAGACTGCCAATCAGTTGGAAGCTATGCGGATGCAATTGTCGAAGAAAGGCGGCGTCACGGCACACGAGGCAGCAGCGTTCCTTCTGGCCCGAGAAAAAGCTAAACTCAACCGTTAATCCTTCGTTAGTCATGGCCCTATCAACCACTTACAACGTAGCGGGAGATCGTGAAGATCTTACCGACTTCCTCACCATCCTCGCCCCCGAGGATACTCCTAAGATCTCGACCTTTGCCAAGACCAAGCGCATGACGAATGCGTATCAGGAGTGGCAGGTTGATACGCTGTCGCCGGTTTCGTTCGGTGGCGTGCTGGAAGGCCAGGATGTCCTGGCGTTCAGCAACCAAGCCGTGAACCGTGCGCGTCTCGGTAACTACGTCCAGCAGTTCCGCGAGCAATGGATGGTGTCCCGCCTCCAAGAGGCTTCCGACGTCGCTGGCGTTTCCAGCGAGGTTGCGAACGCCAAGATGAAGGCGATGCGCGAGATCAAGCGCGACATCGAAGCCTGCATCGGCTCCGACAATGACCGCCAGCAAGAGGCTCCTCCGGCGCCCTACAAGCTGCGCGCCCTAGGCAAGTGGATCAGCAACACGCCCGGCTCGGACGTTCCCGCTGCCTTCCGCACGCCCACCGCGAACATCGACACGACCGCCACCGGTTCGCTGTCCGAGTCCGCCTTCAACGACGTCTTCCAGTCCATCTTCCAGCAAGTTGGCGGTCGCCGTTCCTACACCCTGTTCGCTGGTCCGTCGCTCAAGCGTGCGATCTCCAAGTTCCAGCGTTCCGAGGGTGCGTCCGGCACCACGAAGACCTATCAGGTCACGCAGGATGCCTCCGAGCACCAGATCGACCTGGACGTCACGATGTACGTCGGTGACTTCCACACCGTGACCATCGTGCCCGACCTGTTCAACGGCATCCTTGATTCCGCTGATCCCTCGGCCACCACCAGCCAGCAGAAGGCCCGTGGCTACGTCATCGATCCCGAGCTGGTTGGCATCGGCTACATGCTCGGCATTGAGTCCAACGAGCTGCCGGACCTCGGCGGTGGTCGTCGCGGATTCATCCTCGCGGCCCTCACCCTGATGGTGAAGAACCCGCTCGGCCTCGGCAAGTTCGCCGCGTCCAGCTAAACCACAGCCACCAAAATAGGAGAATACTACCATGGCTGATACTGCTGTTACCATCGCCCGCGCCCGCACCAACTCGCTCTCGCTGCAAGAGCAGGCGCGTGGCTTCTCGCACAAGTTCACGGTCAAGTCGTCCGACGTTGCCTACGGTGCCGGTTCCACCGACACGGT